AACAAAATGTACTTTTACTACGCCACCTACAGCATCTTTACACGGTTTTTTCCTTCCCCCGGTTAAATCACAAGCCATATTTTTATAGTATTAAAAAAGGGTAGGCAGGCTCAAGGCTCACCTACCCTCTTATATTAAACAATTGTTCTTATGCGTACAATACGATGTCTCCGCCAATGGCGTGCTGGATTCCAGCAGTAAATCTGACAACGACTCTCACATTCTGACTTCCATCGATGTCAGCCATATCAATGACTTTTACTTCGTTAGTGTCAGACAATAAACCAGTTCCAAAGAACAAGTTTGACTTCTCGGCAGCTACCATTTTGTCGCTACCCATTCCGCTTGCAAGCTCTATGTTGATGCCATCAAAAGTTAAAGCACCTCCGTTGAACCACTGAGTTCCTTTAGAATCTGTACCAGCAGCACCTACGTTGCTAGCAAATCCACCCAAAGCTCTTACATAGGCTCTGTATACATTAGGAGCAGCATAGATAGTTAAGTCTTCAGCACCGTAAACAGTAGAAGGAATAGCATCCACTACAGCTCCGATTTGAGCGATTACATTAGAAGAAGTAACAGTTGTAGCAGTTACGTCATTAACGTCACCGTCAGCACCTAGAGTAGTTTGGAATCCGTCAAACTGACCTTCTGTGGCGTTAGCACCAGCCCAGATGTTAGTTTCGATTCTTTGAGCTACTTTAGAAGAAACGTGTGCAAGTAAGAAATCAGAGAAGCTAGCAGGAAGATCAGAATAAGCTGAATATCCCATAGAAATTGCTTCCCAATCGGACACAAAATCCTTCTTACAAAGTTGTAGGTTAACTTGAAATTCTTCTGGTTGAAGAACTCTTTCAGTCAATGTCAAAGTAGATGTAGCAGTAAAGTCGCAAGTGCCATTCTTGACGATATCGTCAGTAGCCACTTTCTTCATTACTTCTTTGTACTTTACATTAGGCTTGATCGTGATCAACTCTTTTGAAAGAGTAGATCCGCTTAGTAAAGCAGCAGAGATATACTTCCCTGCAAACTCACCAGCATAAGTAGTAGTAATTGATGTAGTTGTTGCCATTTTTGTGTTTATTTATTAAATTTGCTCATATTGTTCAATACTCGATCCAGGGTAGTCTGAGTTCTTCTTTGAGCAAAAAGATTCATTTCTACTTCTGGCTTTGCTTCTGGGCTGTGAACCATAGGCTCAACCTCAGCCTCTACAGCAGCTAATTCCTCTTTAGGAACCTCGCTGTTATACTTTTCAGAACTAGCTTTTACTTCATCCATTAGGCTTTCCACCATAGCTTTAAGTTCAGCAAATTCTTCTTTAGAGACGTAAGAAGCTTCTGTAGATTCTTCCTCAGCTTCTACAGCTTGTTCTTCTTCTAGTTGATCACCTTCAGATAATACAACTTCCTCCCCTTGTGGGGTTTCGTCTACTTTCTCTACCGCCTCTTCAGCAGCGGAAAGCTCCTCTTGGGCCACTTCTTGATCCTCAATCTCTTGAGAACCGAGAAGAACCTCTTTTAGTTTTTCTACAATTTCTGTCGCTTTCATAGTTTAAAATATATTAATATTACCAAATTTAAATACTCTTGTTGTATTTTTAGCTTAAGTCCTCTATGACCCAGTAATAACCTTGGTCACTACCATTGTTTATTATCTCCTCGTGAGCAGGGTTATTTACCGCGCTACCCGATACGCTAGTAACTGCGCTGAATACCATTTTATAGCTTGTCCAGCTTGATGCATTACCTCCATAAGGACTTGCAGGAACTGTTCCTAAAGTATCCGGAGTAACATAACTGAATGTGTTGTTTATTCCGCTGTCTGTTTCAAACTTAACTATTAGACTGTCAGAAGGACTATAGAATGAAACTCTTGTGTCCCTAAAAGCAAAAGTGCTTCCTGGAGTAGTTGTTTGGCCTCTTATTTCTGTTCCTAGTTGATTAGACAACGCTACAGCATTAAGCCTGCTAGTTTCAGGATCATTGCCATATATACTAAATGCATAGGTGTTAGAACTTGTGTTTGCTATAGGTTCTACAGAAATGTAGTTTCCAGCCGCTGGAGTTATCTGACTAAAATAAAATGCAGGTTGTTGTGTTGCTACAACCGTACAAGACAAAGTTGCTCCAGCATTAGTATATCCAGAAGGTACTGTTATATTCACCGTCAGAGTCCTATTGGTCTCTGAGGTGACAGTACTAAAGCTAGAAGGTGATGTGCCACTTATTGTTCCTATATCTACAGTTGGTGTTACATAATTACCACTTGCATAAACACTAAATCCTGAGATGGTAATCTCACTACAATCAAGAACATTATAAGGAGGTTGAGTTGCTGTGGTCGTACAAGCTAATGTACTTCCCACATTAAAATAACCTGCTGGTACAGTAATATCTAGGTTTAGTGTCCTAACTGTGTCTGTAGACACGGTAGCATAAGATGCCGGACTACTTGATGAAATAGTTCCTATATCTAGAGTAGGCAATGTTATTGCTCCGTTTTCATCTACAGCAAATCCACTTATAGTTATGTCTGAACACGCTAAGGTAGGAGTCAACGGCTGCGTGGCCGTTGTGGTACAATTAAGTGTGGCTCCTGCGTTGAAGTACCCAGAAGGAACCGTAATATCTACGTTTAGAGTTCTTACAGTACTCACATTTACTATTGCAAATGAAGCTGGGCTTGTACTAGATATCGTGCCTATGTCCGCAGTAGGAAGCGTAACCGTTCCGTTTTGAGCTACTGCAAATCCAGATAAAGTTATATCGCTACAAGAAAGTGTAGGCGTAGCTGGTTGAGTGGCTGTGGTTGTACATTCTATTGTTTTTTCTGCATTGCTGTATCCACCAGGAACCAATATAGAAACCGTTAAAGTCCTTTCAGTTGAAGTGTCAACAGCAGCAAAAGATGCTGGTGTTGTAGATGTTATAGTTCCTACATCTGTGGTAGGTAATGTGACTGTACCATCTGTTGCCACACTAAAATCACTTAAGGTTAAGTTTTGACAACCCAAAGAGGGAGCATATATGCTTCCAATCCCTTGGTTAATCAATTCGCCATCACAGCACTTCCTTGAGTATGTCCTGCCATCTTTACATAGACACGCTCTTCTTGATCCTCTAGGGCTTGAATAACTTCCTCTTTTGCTTCTCATTACTTGCTAGACTTCGGATGTTTCTTTGGTAATAAATCGTAATCTGTTGTGTACTTTGCGTTCTCTGGTCTACCGTTTTTAATTAAGTATAAAAAGGCATTAGTGCGTGCAAAAGCCCACTGAGAAGCTGACTTAACATTAGGACTGTGACTTGTATTAAAAGCTCCCAAGCCACGCTGAAAAACAGAGGCAAGCATACCAACAGTGACACCATAACCCAGTTTTTCTTTATATTTCTTATTAAATTCATCTGCTTTGTTTTGAAGTGTTGCTCTGTCTTTTGCAGAGACTTTGGCTCCGGTTTTGCCCGAAGCATCGCCTTTAGCCGTACCCTTGCCTTTAGGGCTAGGGTTAGGCGTATCGGACTTAGGGGCTTTAGGGCTTTTTCTAACCCCTCCCTTTGGTCCAACCTCGGCCATATTGTGTTTCTCGCAAGGCATATACCAAGTATCGCCTTCGTAATCGTGGGTGTGATATCCTTCACACCCTATATCTTTGGCTGCTTCTTCTGCCTCTTCTTGTGTAGAGTATGCAGCTCTTCCGTCTATAATTGTTGCAGAAGCTTCTATTGCGTTTAGTCCTTTGAGTTTAGAAGTAACCCAAGTTAGCATACTTTTGCCTCCCCATAGTAAATAAGAAATGGTTCCGCAAGCTTCTGAGTTGCCAGAGTCGTAATATGTTTCTGCTCTAGATAAATAACTGTAGATCCTCTTGAGAGTAGGTAATGTAAATTTAGTACTTCCCTTTGCGATTTGTTGTCCTCTAACTTTTCCCACCTGGGTAGCACAACGATTTCCAACTTTCTCATTTAATTCTATACCTCTTTTAGCGTTGTTGACGGCAGACTTTGGATATCCTCCATAAGATTCTAGATCTACCTCCTCAGAAAGCTCTGAGAGGGCTTCTAACAATTCGTATTCTGCATTTAGTTCCTCAACGCATTCATCACAAAAAGACTCTGGTAAAGTGTCCTGAGGACCCTCATCAGCGTTATCTGCAAAGTAACCTTCAATAGAGAATCCGTGTACCTCTCCATCTTTAACCTTTTTCCAGACATCATCATTATATACCTTCATAGAAACCATCCAGGTTCCTACCGGTACATCAAATTCATATTTCCTAGACTTATCTTTCTTCTCGTCCTCCACTAGCCAGCTTTCCACGACAGTCATCCCGTCAAGCTTTTCATTATGCTCTAATGTAGAATTTGATTGATAGCCTCTCTTAAGGAAAAGCTCTGAAGCTTTTCTTACAGTATCTACAGAGAAATAAATGTAATAGTCTCCTTCTTCTCCCCTTCTTAATATTTTCTTATTGGGGACCAAAGCTGCTCCCATCAGTATACGCTTTTCACCGTCTACTTCAGCAAGCATAACTGGCTCTTTTTTGAGCGCAATGAAGTCTTCTTCTATAGCTGGGTTTTCTACTACCGAGATAGCTTCTATCCCACTAAATTCGTTTTCTTCGTCTATAATGAGTTCTATTACTTTCTCCATACTATTATAACTATTTATTTTGACTATTGTTTTATTATCCTAAAGTAGCAGATTGAATTATCTTATTATCCAATTCTTGCTGGGTAGTGACTTCGTTAGCTAATACATAAGTGTGTATAGGTTGACTTCTAGCTTCAGCTATGCTTCTTCCTATTTGGTTTACATTAGATTGGCCTACTACGTTGAATATTGGGGCTTGAGATGCTCCAGCTCCCGCCCCTCCAGAATCTTGTCCTGGTGCTGTGCCTGAGTTAAGAGATCTTAAAGCAGCTACAGTTGAAGCGACCAAAGCTCCTTGAGTAGCGATAGCCCCTGCTAATTTAACAGGTGCAGGACTAAATGTTGTATCCTTAACAAACCAACTTTCCCATATACCTATACTAGCGGCAGCGGCAGAGGCGATAATAGATAGTTTAGCCAATCCTTTGTTTTGCTCATTTAATTGTGCCGCTTTATCTAAAAAGTCCGCAAGCCCTCCAATCATATAGCTATAATGATCGAACTTTTCCTGTCTTTCTATAATATCATACTTCTCTTTTATAGCGGCTTCTGCCATCTTAAATTCTTTTGTTTCGTGCAAAATCTCATCAAAAGTATCTCTTAAAACCTGTAACTCTTTCTCCCTAGAATTGGGGTCTAATCCTAAGAGAACTTTAAGTAAGTTGGGCATCTGCTCGTTAGCTACCTGAGTGTTTATAACATCCTCAGCGTCTTCTATAAATGAGTCGAGAGCATCTTGGACCTCTTGACGAGATGGCCCAAAATCAAGACCAAAGACCTCTCCAAATGTTAAAGGATCCTCAGGCTTCACTGTTTCTATATCAACTTTAGCTGCTTTTTTCTTTTCAACATTAAATTGCTTTTGAAGAGGAAGAAGCCTAGACTGTATTTCATAAATTTCTTGATAATCAACCTTTTCTTTTGCTAAAGCATCAGAAAGCTCATCTTGTGTCTCAAGCAGTCTTTGGTAGTCTAGAACTAATCTGAAAGCTCCGCCTTGAGGCTGTAAACTTTTATCGTCCAATCTCTCAAAAGCCGCAGCAAATTTTGGGGCTGTTTCTATTAGTTGCTCTAAAACAGCATTCATCGCATCCAATGTTCCTTGTTTTCTCTCCCCCCCTCGGCCAACAAGTTTATCGGTACTAGCAATTCTTTGAATTTCCTTAGAAAACGCTATCGCTATTTTCCTAGCAGAGCTAAAAGCTTTTTCTATTTTCTTCGTGTTTCGAGCCACTTCTTCACTCTTAAGAGCCATACCTTCGAACACAGCCAACAATGTTTGAAACGCAAGAATAATCCCTAAAGGTCCCATTAATTGCGCTCCTAAACCTTTAAACGCAGATATAACTCCAGCTAACCCTCCCTTTTTTTGTTTACCAACAAATGTTATAAAAAGAGTAGAAAGTTGAGAAAGGTTGTTTGCCATACCTCGGATTCCATAATTGGAATCAGATATGGTTCGACCAAGTTCAGTTAATGTTGCTCCTGCTAAACCAGCATTAGAAATCGTGTTATTAAGTCCAGTATTGGACTTACCTAATTCAGCTTGTTGTCTCTTAAGATCAACACTAACCTTGTTTACAGCATTGTCTAAACTAACAAAGGATTTGGTCAAGCCATCGACTTTAACCTTACCCTTATCATTAATCTCAAAAGTAAACTGTATTTTATTGTCGGCCATATTTTCTACGTTTAACTGTTTCTCTCATCTCTTTAAATGTTTCCGGAGCCTTATGACTTCCCTTTGCAAACTGAATTAATTCGTTTGCATCATAATAGTCCATAAGCTGTAACCCCTCTATAACTTGCTTTATCATACTGTTCTGGTGGTTAAATCTACTCTTACTTTTGTAGTATCTACGGTGTTATATGTTTTAGATACATTATCTGTATAATCGTTTTCATTATCTGAAGTGCTTAATAAGTTAGACTTGTTGATCAGCTCTAGCTGAGTCATTCCTGTCAAAAAGTTAGTTACAATTTTGTTTACTCTAAACGTATAATCAAATATTATAACAGAATCGTTAAGTTTTAATTCTCTTAGAATGTCATCTGGAATCTTAGCTTTGTATTTGTAAACACGACTAGCAGGATCGAAAGTCTGCGTTATGTAATCATCATAATACTCTTCATATAAAGTACCCGTGAACGGAGTGCTAGAATATTCGTTAGTCTCTGCATAGAAATTAATGTTTTTAAGATCAGTGTCCGGCAACAGCTTTAAGCTGTTTGACGGAATATAATAGCTACTTATATTTTGAGACGCTGTTGGGGCTATAACCACCTTTATTTGTTCTTGGGTAATCCCCTCGGCAGAAGGAAGGATTGGGTAAAATAATAAAGGCTTACCAACAATACTATTCTCGTCAGAGTTCACAGAATATCCCCACTGGATTTTAGTTAAGTTGGCTACATTTTCTATGTCTTCATCATAAAGTCTATTGAATTTATGATGTTCAAAAGGAACAACAATCTCGTAACTTTCTCCTACCTCTAAAAAATCATCACTATTTGAATCCGCAGTTCTATTAGGCCACATTGCAGTTCCCCAGGGTTTTCCTGCAATTTCTTCGTGTTGGGAAGCAAAGATCGTCTCTAGCCCATCATATTTGAACTCTATACTAGAGAAAGGAATAATTGATTCTATAGTCGACTCTGTTATGTCCGTATACTCCGTCAAATTTACAGTTTGACCTGAAGCATAAAAGTTATCTAATGTCTTTACTTCTATGACCCTATCATTATTAACTACAGCAGTTAAATTAAACATCTTAAACAAGCCTGTCAAGAAGTCAATTATTTTTATCTTATTAGGTATTAGTTCAGACGCATCCTTTTCTACCGCAGTCACAAATGAATAGGAAGCTGTATACCTTATAACAAAAGTTCTCATCTCTCCTAACCATCCGGTTGCCTTAGCTGGTCTATTCTTCTTTACTGCTATATCTAAATCAAAATCTATAGAAGATGTAGTCTCTAAGTGAAATGAATATAAACCCTCAGGCAAATCTATTCTAGGAGACCCCTCACTACTGTTTCCCTTCATATTCATAGGGTGTTTGTCTCCAGATAAATTGTCAGCCCTAAAAAACTCTTCATTATCCTTCTTAAGCACAAAGTTATATGAATCTGAATTAGACGGAAATATCTTAACGTCTAAAAAATATTCTACTTTTGAGTGCTTAAAGAAAATCAATTGCGCGCCATTAAATCTCCCGCCTTCTGGCGTTGAAGATTGAGCTAAACCAACCTCATCAGTATCACCCCTAGCAACAGTAAAATCAGAAGCCTTTAGCCTCCTCTGAGGCGATTCAATATCTATTTTGCCCTTTTCTTTATTAAGCCACATAAACAAATTATAGTATGGTAAGTTTGTTGTGCTGAAAAATGAACTATCAAATTGTATATTGGTATATTGGTTTTCTATAGCCTTGATAATAGTGTGTATTCTAAGAGCTGGTTTTAAATCTCTATAATCAACCCCCTTGTGATTTTCGTTTTGATATTCGTGAGGATATAAATTGTTCTCTTTAGTGTCATCTACACTATCGTAAACTAATCTTTGAGTTGATGTTATCAATGGAAACAGAAAACTGTCCGCAAAAGTATCCGAACCTATAGTCACATCACTAGCATTACCCATAAGACTAATTATGTTTGCTGATGTGTAATCAAATTCTATATTAGAAAGATCAGCTAGGGTATTAAGTGTTTTATCTCCCAAGGTTTCCGACAACTTAACCGTATCTCCAAAGAAAGTTACTGTGTATGAGTAAGGCTTGTTGTCTTTCATATTGACTGCATCTAATTGCAGTCTTCCTTTCTTAAACAATAAGAAGTTTAAATGTAATTCAGCGTCCAGTCTACGAGTAGCATCAAAGTTTAGGTTATCTTCAGGATTTGATTCTCTTCCAATATCCGGATTGTAGAAGTGTTTAAAAATACTGTTATTTGTTCTACTGGCTGGAACGGTAAAAGTCCTAGTAAATTCAGCGAAAACTTTTGCTATATCGCGAACATCCTGAATGCTCTGAACAAGCTCTATCCCTTCGAAATCAAATAACTCTATTTGATCGTAGCTAGAGGCCTTAGTTAGATATAGTTGTAGCTGCATCATTATCGTACGTTGTTTATGTAGTCAGAAGCAAAACTGAATGCTACAGTATAATTTATAGTTTTATTGTTTAAGCTAGTATTGTAGGTAAAGTCTTTGTTTTGTGGTGTAGCCGCAATAGTACTCCCGTCATAAGTAATCCAGCAGTTTTCTGTTAAGAGTAATTCTTCTATTGTTTGATTAAAATCCTCGTTAACAAATCCAGTGTTAAGGGTTAGATTTCTGTTAGCCTTAACATCAAATCTTTGAGACTGTACATCTCCGGTGTTATAAGACGCATTAGAATCAATTATGTTTCTCTTGAACACTGAGTCTGTTATGTTGAAACTCTCTATGGACTTCTTAAAGAAGTACATCGTCTGAAGTACACCAAACTTATTTATAAATTGGCATTTAATTGGCGTGAACTTAGGCTCACAAACTGGAATTAGGTTTATGCTTTTCAGTAGTGTAGTTTGGCCATTATTGTATACGTTTATAGTATATGATGAATTATTTGTGTTTGGAGCAAAGGTGACGTATTTAACAGCACTTGCAGCAGTATTGTCAAAATCTGCTGCTAGGTCCACTGTAGTAGGCGTTCCGTTTACAGTATATAAAATTTCTATATCATCTTCTGTAAAGAAAGGGATATCTATAGACGTCCCTTCTGGAGTGTAAACATAGTTAGATGATATAAGCGCGTGTCTGCTCAATTCAGGAGTGGCTCCCTCTTGGAAGTACCCATATCCATCAAATGCTAAATAATAAGATGTTGCCATATTAAGTGGTTATTGTTGATTCTATTTGAACCCATTTAACATACGTTATATTGCTGTTTAATGGTGTGTTTATGTTCGGTGTTAATTTATCTCTAACAAGCTCTGATATCTCAAATATTACATAATCATCACCCGGCAAAGGCTTCTTCACTAGCGTTGCTACAGCGGTCCCTTTGTCTGTGGTCTTTGTGCCTGAATAAACATAAATATCAATTTGAGTTTTAACCATACCTGACTGAGTATATTTAAGGTAGTATGGGCTTCTGGTATTTATTTTAGTTTCTGGCATTATGATGATGGTTGGTTTGCTGTAAACACACAAGTCTTAGTCTCGTTTTGCGCTCCATTAAATCCGCTAGGAATTTTTATAAACGCGGTTGCTTGTCTAGATATAGGGCTACCGCTTGTGTTTGGATCATAATTTGCTACTGAGGTTCCTGTTCCTGGGTTAAAATCGCTGTCTTCTCTAAAGACAACTTTATTTATAAGTGTATTGCCGGATGATGAGGTGGGATACGTTATTGTCCCATCTTGGGCCACTGCAAATCCAGTTATGTCTGTACAGTCCGGAATGTATTCCGTAACGATACTATCCTCTATCTGAACCCACTTAACATAATCACTTACATTATTAGATAGTAGGGTGTTATTAGGCTTTAGATAATCTCTAACAATTTCAGCAAGCTCAAATATTACATAGTCGTTTCCGCTTATAGGATACTTCTTTAATGAATATCTTACATCCCCTTTATCTGTAGTCTTCTGCCCGGCATAGACGTAAATATCCAGCTCCACATACACAAGGTTAGAAGCTTGGTATTTTAAAGGAAAAGGACTTCTTACGTTTATCTTAGTTGACATTCTTGCTGGTTGAGTTTTTAAGGTGCTGTTCTATATCTTTAATATATGCGGCTGATGAATCTCTAAGCAATGCGTTCATTATTCTAAGAGAAGCTTGGTATGATATGTTTCTTCCTTTATACCCATTCTTCCCTATAGCTCTAGCTATCAAAAAGGCAGCAGATTTTAGTTTTTTATCACTACTAGGTCCAATACCCTTAGCCTCCATCCAAGCCTCTATAGAAGTGCTTGGAGGAGCTTTCGCCCCCTTTCTTCTACCTGTATGCAAAACAGTGAATGATTTACTTCCTCCAACAGCTATTCCTATAGAATTTGTTGTTTCAAATGTATTAGAGTAAACGCTGCTAGCGGTTTGGCCAGTGGCATTTATACCTGCCTCCCCCATATAAGTCTTTATAGCCTCTTGTATCTTTGGGCCATAAGTCTCCATTACCACTCTGAGGTTATTTCTATTCACAGGTGCTAAAATTATCGTTAGGCATTTGTACAGATAGCGTTATTCCCCATCCAGCTAATTCATTCTCAAAACGATCCTGGAACGGTTCAGCAGTGACTTCTCCAGTTATCTGGAGGTCACTGTTCTCTAATAGCGTACCTCTTCTTAAATGGCTCTGTAAGTCATTTACAACAGCAAGCTGAGTGTTTAATATATCTTGCAAGTTATCATTGCCATAAAATGAATCGTAAGTATTCTCATTCTTATTCTTGTCGACAATATCCATAGACAATACACTAATGTCTGCTGTCATAACGTAGTCACTAAAGACTACGTTTCCTATACTTATATGTGATAACGGAAATATAGTTGTCTTAGTTAAGTCAACCTCCATTATATCACCAAAGGTTACAGTATTGGTAATATTGTTAGCTCTTAGCCTGTCTTTAATTTTGTCTAGTAAGTCGTATACTTCTTTCATTTTATTTTCTTGATAGCCGCAGCTTCTAATTGATTCTTCTCTTTTTCGAACTCAAGCCAGCTTAAGGCTTGCGTGACTTTAAGTTTTGTAACTTCTTCAAACTTGAGGAGGTCTCCCTTAGCGATTGCATAAATTGATTGATACCAACCCCATTTTCGTCCAAAGCTTGCCTCAGCTCCGAGTCCTCCTGTTGAATCTCCTTCTTCAAATAGCCCGTCAAATAGATTGACAGTTCTTTCCCTAAACGATAAAAAAAAACCACAGCCCCTAATGCTATATCAATAGGCATATCTTTCATTACCTCTGAGTACTTATCTGAGCTTTCGTAGTCTTCTATAAGATACATTCCCTTCTTCTCGAAAGTAACCGGTCTGTATAATACAGCCATAGCTTTATGCATATCACTCCAGTCAGCCATATAAGTATCTAAGTCAACAAACTCTCCTAAAGAGATGCTGTCGAGCTTGGGTATAAACCCAAACTCTACCTCATCACCATTTGGGTCCTTTAATGAGAACCTACTTATCATAGGAGTATCCTCTTTAAACAACTCATTGAGGTGTGTAATTACAAAATTGAAGTCAGTAAGCTTCATATTGTAGGCTTCCTTTAGAGTCAGCCCACAAAAGACCTCCAGCATCTTAAGATTAAGAAACTCTGGGTCCTGCGCATCCTTGTTATCCTCAGATAACTTATAGAACCTTTGGTATTCCTTGAGCGTTATTCCTCTTAGCGACTTGGGGATGTCTATCTTTAACTGCTTCATACTAATATAACCAATATTTGGTGTCGGTGTATCACAAGCAGACCAAAACAAAAGATGGAAAAATTAGTTATATTAATATAGAATTGGAATTTTGGGAGTCACAAACGAACAAAAATGAAAATTCGATATCCTTACTGGGTATTAATAAAGAGGCTTAGGGTAACTATACTCTTATCTGAAAGTCTGTTCCTCCAAGCATAGTTTTCTAAATGGGTTGATTTTATTAAACCTGATATACTATACCCGTCCGATCTCGTTTTACGTTGATTTTACTAAACTCAATATACTGTAACCGATTAAGCCCGTTT